ATCGGCGGAATTGCCGCAGCGTTTACAATGATCGGCGGCGCAGTTGGTTTTATCGTCGGCACCCTTGCGAGGTCAAAGTAATGGCAACGACCCTCTACAAGCCCGAGTATGTCGAGCGCGCACGAGAGATGTGTCTGGCTGGCGCGATCAATCCTGAGCTTGCCGCGGAGTTCGGCGTAACCGTCGCCACAATCAACAATTGGCGGTCCAAGTTCCCTGAGTTCCGCGCGGCGATGGTGGCAGCTAAAGAGGTTGCCGATACGCGCGTTGAGCGGTCACTCTATGAGCGCGCCAACGGCTACAGCTTTGAGGCTGTCAAGATCTTCTGCGGAAAAGACGGACAAGTTACAGAAGTCCCTTATATTGAGCATGTTCCTCCCGATGTGACCGCTCAAATCTTCTGGCTGAAGAATCGCCAACCTGACAAGTGGCGCGACAAACAAGACTTGGAACTTAGCGGCGGCGTGAGCCTGGCCGACGCGATCGCAGAGGCGCGCAAACGTGCCAGCAAGAGCAAATAGTCCGGCGGAAGAGCAAGCACTTCGAGGGGATATTGGCTCGTTCGCGCTAGACCCTCTCGCCCATGTGCGATACGTCTGGCCGTGGGGCTCGCCGGGCACCTTCCTAGAAGAACATGAAGGCCCGCACGATTGGCAAATCGACATCCTGAGCGTCATCGGAAAGCATCTGCGCGGAGAAGGCTGCGGTTGCGGCATTCATGGCTGGCAAGAGAGATTCCAGCCACTGCGCATCGCTGTCACGTCCGGACACGGCATCGGCAAGACGGCGCTGATCGCCATGATTACGCACTGGGCTATGTCCACCTGCGACGATTGCCGCGTAATGATGACAGCCAACACTGAGGACCAGCTCGCAACCAAGACGTGGCCCGAGGTTGGCAAATGGCTAGAGAAGTCCATTAACGCGCACTGGTGGAACCGCACAGCGACTCGAATCCAGGTTAAAGATAAGGCACATGCTGATTCGTGGCGTGTTGACCGCGAGACGTGGAGCGAAAACAACACCGAAGCATTCCAAGGACTGCACAACAAAGGCAAGCGTATTGTCGTGATCTACGATGAGGCCAGCGCGATTCCGGACAAGATATGGGAAGTCACTAGCGGCGCACTGACCGACGAGAATACAGAGATCATCTGGCTGGCGTTCGGCAATCCAACCAAGAATACTGGCGCATTCCGAGAGTGCTTTGGACGCTTCAAGCATCGCTGGGTGCGGCGCCAGATCGATTCCCGCACGGTTCCCGGCACGAACAAGGTCGAGATTGCCAAAGAAGTAGAGGACTGGGGCGAGGACTCTGACCGTATCCGCATCCGCGTCAAGGGTGAGTTCCCACGGGCCGGGTCCGGCCAGTTCATCGCCGGTGACGTGGTGGCAGATGCCCGCAAGCGCAACGTGGGCGACCAGAGCAGGGCATACAAGATCCTCAGCGTGGACGTAGCGCGGTTCGGCGATGACCAGACGGTGATTGGCTACCGGCAGGGCCTGCGCGCTGTCACGACTGACAAGATTCGTGGCATGGACACGATCCAGGTTGGCCGACAGGTCATCATGCGCATTCTTCAAGAGCGGCCACGCTCGGTTGTGGTGGACGGTGACGGCATCGGCGGAGGCGTGGTGGACTATGTGCGCACCTACCTTCCTGAGGCGTGGAAGGCGGCTGGTCTCCCCCATACGCTTCGCAAGACGGGCGGAACGCCAGAGATCATCCTGCCCGAGTGGTTCCGCATCGAGGAGTTTCATGGCGGTGCCACCCCTGGCGACCAGTTCAAGTACTTCAACAAGCGCGCCGAGGTCTGGGGCAAACTGCGCGACTGGCTGGTCACTGCGCAGATTCCCGACGATCCAGAACTTGAGGCGGACCTGACCGGGCCGGAGTACTACCACAGCGCAAAGAATCAGATCCAGCTCGAGCGCAAAGAGGACATGAAAAAACGGGGCTTGTCATCGCCCGACACTGGGGATATGCTTGCAATGACGTTCGGCGTGACGCCGATGAACAAGACGCGCGACGAGGCGCTGGTCGAGGACTTGGCCAATACTCCGGACCCGATGGAGCGGCATTTCAAGATGCTGCGCGAGACGGACCGGCGCGAGAAAGCCAAGAAACCGATGAATTACTGGGAGTGAGACATGATCCATATCAAGAAAAGCCCAACCGCAGATACGCGCACTTTCGACTTCGCCAACACGACGAAGGAAACATTGCTTGCAAGCAGCCACCAGCACATTCAGGATGTAGGGGTAGCGATGGCGCATTTTGCCATTATGCTCTACACTCAGGCGGAAGTTCACGATCACGACAAGATTAGCGATATTGACGGCTTCCATCGCGACTTCTTGACCGGCTTCGAGGAGCATTCATGGTGGGACAATCACCGTAAGGTAAACCGGCACCATTTACTCGAAGCAGATGGCGTTCCCGTCGACGTGAACATGATTGATGTCTTGGATATGATTTCCGATTGCGTCATGGCGGGCATGGCACGTTCAGGAGAGGTATACCCGCTCAACATCGACCCTGAAGTTCTCATGCGCGCATTTCAGAACACTGTTGATTTACTAAAGAAAAACGTCAAAGTCGTGTAACGAGATAATTCCTCTTGACGAACCGCGCGCAATGCGCAAGAATCGACGCGATGACCTTTCGTGACCGAATTCGCGCATGGCTGGGCATCACGCAAATTGTGATGGCTGTCACAGATATTCCCTCGCTGACCATGTTCAAGGCGATGGAACTGAAGCAGGCAGAGCGTCACGACGCGATCCTGGCCGCGCTCACCCGCATTGAGCAGCGCATGATCAACGAGCACATCGGCGTCCAGCCGCGCGAATTCACCGAGCCGGTGCTAGACTGGGATACGGTACAGGCTATTGCATTGACACAACTTCAACGCAATCCAGAAAAGGAGTATTGAGACATGGCCTTAACCCGCGCAAAGAAGGAACAGCGCATCAGAATTCGCAAGCTCATTGCGAACTACCTTGAAACATGCACTGCGTGGGGTAAGTATTTCGCTCGCCCATCGCAAATTGTCGCTGCTGCAAAAAAGATGCAGATGGCCGGACGGATCCCTTACCCGGTCGCGGCATCGCTGCGTATCGGCGTGCTAGACGAAAGGTTGGCGTAACAATGGAACAGAGATTCAATTGGCCGATGGGCGGTGGCGGCAAGCCCCCAGCGAAACCGAACAAGATGAGCGCAAAAGGTCCGAGCGGTCGCAGCCAGGAACCCCAGGTGTCCGAGAAAAACGACGATGGGCTGGACGGCGACCCGACTCCGGCGATCCACGCGCATCTGCAGGACATACATGACCAGACAGGTGAGGCGCACAGTCACGTCGAGCACCACGACGATGGAACGCATACCAGCCACCATATCGACAAGGCCGGCCAGATCAGCGGACCGCATGACCATGCGAATCTCGAAGACCTCAAGAACAGCTTCAACCAGTTCGCCAACGAGGAAGAGCACGAAGGCGACGAAGGCGGCTACTAAAGTTTGCGCGGAACCGTGGGTTCGATTCCCACCCTCGCCCCATGCTTCACTGGCTAAGGTTTGGATAGGCTAGCAAGGTCAGACCGCCGCGCAATTCAATCGAAAGGACACCATGGAAATCAGCTACGCAGAAGGAACCACGATTCAACTCCAGGACGCCGCGCGCGACCTCGACGCGCGGCTCAAATCGCTGGAATCGTTCGAGAGCCAACCAGCGCCAGTCGATGAAGCGCTCACCTCGCGCGTCAAACTGCTTGAGGATGAAGTTACCCTCCTGCGGGCCGCGCTGGAACCCAAGAGCTAGCCATGCCCTATAAATCCTTGGCGCAAGAGCGATATTTCAATGCGAATAGAGGAAAGCTTGAGCGCCAAGGGGTCAATGTTGATGAATGGAACTCAGCTTCGAAAGGAGCGCACCTTCCGATGAAAACCAAGACCGTCAATTTGGGCAGCAAGGGCAGCTTCCAGGAGAAACCGGGAGCGCTTCACGCCATGCTGCATGTGTCTCCCGACCAGAAGCTGACAGCCGCGCAGGAAACGCCGCATCCCGGCGACTCACCGCTGTTACGCCGGCGCAAGGCATTGGCCAAAGGCTTCGCCGCGATGCACAAGGGGTAGCATGGACTTTGAGCAGCAAAAGCCGATCACAGACGAGTTCCGCAAGTGCTGGGAGCGCATCTACGCGCAGCAGGAAGCGCGGAAAGTCCCGAAAGATTGGCCGCGCGATTCAAGCGGCAATTTTTTAGGTACTGGAACAGCGCCCAATGATGGAACGCTATATCGTGGCGGCTGCCCAATCCTGAGCGATGGAACAATGAGGGACGATCTATGAGCCGGATATTGTTCAAATCGGAAGATCCGCGTCACTTCCTCGTCGACTCCAAAGGCGATATGTATGAGATAAGCGAAGAGCTTGCCACTATGCACGCAGATTTGCACCCGCGATCAATCGCCACCGTTGACCACATCGACAAGGAAACAAAGACGATCTGGTTTACCTCGCCTTTGCCTCCAGAAGTGAAAGCCTAATGCCTGACCCAACGCTGAACCCCGACGACACTGAGCAAGACGAGCAAGAACCCATTGCGCCGCGCCTGACGCCCATGGACTGGCCGCCATCTGGTTACGTTCCGGGTAAAATCACCCCATGGTTCTGCGGTGCGCAGGAGAACGGCCAAGAGGAAATTTATGGCCCGGACGAGCTGGGCGAGTATATCTCCGCGATTGAGCAGATGACGCAGAATGTCAACAAGTGCGACGCTGCCGCGCGCATCTGGGAAGTGCTGCAGGCGTGGGAGATGCGCCTATTCCGGCGCAATTACCAGTTCCTAAATGTCGGCTGGAAGGGTTGGGGTATGTTCGGCGGCTCATCTGGGGCTAACGGCGCGCAGAGCGTCATGGCAGCCGGAAACGCGATGAAACTGTTCTCGTGCAATGTATTCGGCGCACGACACAAGAAGATTACCGCGCTGCTTAGCCGGGTTGTGCCGGGTACTACCGTCGCTGCGGTGGACGACGAAGATCCGATGGACCAGTCCGCCAGCGAAGAGGCTGAGAAGTTCCTTGAAGTGTTTCTGCACCAGGCGAACCTGAAGGGTGTCGTCAAAAAGGCAGCGGGATACTTCTGCACAGATGACCGCGTTGGCTTCCTGACGTTCACGGTTGCCGACCAGACGCGCTGGGGCACAGAACTGCCAAACAGAAAGCAGGAGGCATATGGAGAACAAGAACCAGAAGGCGTCACCCCAGAAACAGAAATGGATGGTGACAGACGATATGCTTCGAGATTTGGAACGCCAGATAATGCGCTACATGATTCAGAATCTGGCGGTGAACACCCCGCCCGCCGCGAAGTAACCTTTGTCGGCGGCAAGCTGGAGTGGAAAGTTCCGCTCATGGCCGACGAAGAAGAGGAGATGGGCTGGTGCAGGTATCAGCACGAAGTCTCCGTCAACAAGCTCAAGTCGCAGTATCCGTGGATTCGCGACAAGATCGCCGCTGGAGGAAACGTGGGCGGTATGGACCAGATCGACCGTCTGGCGCGCATCAACGTGCGGCTGGCAGTCCAGGCGTCCAGCTCCAGCGGAGAGGCCTACAAGAACGATTCTACCGAGAGCGTGACCTTCTTCAAGCCCAGCGAATACGAGGGAATCGAAGACGAGGAAATCCGCGAATTGTTCCTCGAGACCTTCCCCGATGGCCTCGAAGTCTGGCACGCGGGCGGAAACTTCGTATTTTGCCGCAACTCGCGCATGTCCAAGCACGTTAAGTTCGTGCATCCAGGCCCCGGCGATGGGCAGAACCGAGAAGCACTGCTCACGAACTACCTTCCACTGCAAAAGGTGCTCAATGCCAACATTTCACTCGCCGATCGATATTTTCGTTCTTCGGTTCCTCGTCGCTACGCGCTTGAGCCGTATATCGATACACAGCTTCTGAATTCTCAGTCAAATGACCCTGCGAAGGTGACGGCGGTCACTGGCCTTGAAGACAAGATGCTGAAGATCAGCGACATTACCGGCGTGGAGAACGTTCCGGTGCCGAACGATTCGCTGCTGACCTTCATTCAGTGGCTCATACAGGGCGGACCCGAGGCGATGGACGGCGGTTCGCCGGCTGCATTCGGCGAGGCCGATGGGTCCGAGGATCAGGGCGTATTCAAGACCACGCGGCTCAAGCGTGATCAGGCCATGCAGGTGTGGTCGATGCCATGGGGATCACTCTGCGAGGCCGTGTGCGCCATTTCTCAGCAGGCCGTCGAGTCTGCCGCAGATAATCGCATTGCGGACTTCAGCGCATCGCTGCCGGGGCAGAAGAAGCTCAAGATCGAGCTGAGCAAGCTGAAGGGGAATGTGCTTGTACAGCCGGAATCGCTGGAAATCCCGCAGACGCTGGCCGAGCAAGAAGAAGTGATGACCGACCTGCTCAAAGAGAGCAGCAATGTCGCGCTCTATCAGCAGATCATGATGGACCCGCGCAATCTGAGCGTGTTCGCAAAGTTCCCGAGCCTGAAAGAGCTGAACATCCCCAACGCTGACCAGGTGGAGGCGCAACAGGGTGAGTTCGAGATTCTGATGCGCTCTGGGCCGGTGCCGAATCCGCAGTTGGAACCTCTCCAGCAGCAACTCGCAGCCATCATGCAGCAGATCACGGAAGGCCAAACTCACCCCGAGGCGCAGACGCCAGAGGGCCAACAGGCCATGCAGGCGCTCCAGCAGGCCGCGCAGCAACTGCAACAGCAGATGCAGGCCCTGCCGCCGCTGGTCTCGACCGTATCGATCGCGCAAGACAACAGCGAAAACCACATGATTCACGCGGCAATCACGCTGGGAATGCTGACCTCGCCAACCGGGCGCAAGCTGAAGCACGGCAACGAGGAACAGCAAGCGATCTGGCAGAACTTGAAGCTGCACTGGCAGGAGCACATGAACATGCTCAAGCAGCTGCAGCCGCCGAAGGAGATGGAATTCAAGGGCAATGTGAGTATCGACCCGAGCAAGTTCCCACCGGACGCGCAAACGAAGATGTTTGAGTCGATGGGTCTGGAGATTCCGCCGTTTGCGCTGAAACCCCAGGACGCAACGCACGAAATCACGACCGAAAAAGAGGGCATGGACGCGAGCGGTACGCCGGTCAAACAGAAGGTTTCAGTGGTAGGAAAGCCGCTCAACTGAGCGACGGAAACGAAGAGACATGGAATATATCAGAACAGATGACGGAAGGATTTGGAGTTACGCTCAGACTCCAAACCAGTGCGGGTTCGCTATCTGTGAATTGTGCGGAGCGGCAGTTCCAAACCTGGAAAATATCCGAAAAACACATGGCGAATGGCACGAGAAATTGCGTCGTGCGGTTGATGAAACAGAAACGCTGGGATAGGAGAGAGACATGGAAGGTTTTGAAGGCGCAGTTGAAGAACTTGAAACTGGACTAGATTCCAGTTCAGGCGACAAAGGTAGTCCACAGCGCGTCCAAGGTAATGATTCTGAAGGCGCAGAGGGTGGACGACAATCCGTTCAGGACGACCCATACTCGTCCAAGACAAGCCGTGAGTACTCGCAGTTTTTGAAGGGTCTGCGCGACTCTGGAGACCCGGCGGCAGCAAAGTGGGCGCGCCTCGCCAAGGATAACCACGGCGAGATGTTCGCCCTGCGCCAGCTTGAAAAGCAGGGACTCAACGGCGTGCGCGAAAAGTACGCGGTGCTTGATTCGGTCATCCACAATGACCCCGAGCGTGGCGAACTGCATGGCGCGGAGGCTATCGCGGCATTGCAGGACAGCGTGCGCGAGATGGCTGAAGTGGATGAGCTGCTTGCGCAAGGCGATCCGCGCGCTCTCGAAGCGCTGGGCGAAGACTTCAATGAAGGCCTTGCGAAGCTGGCCCCGTCGATCCTCGACCGAGTACGCGACTCTGACCCGGAGGCCTACGCTGCTGCCGTGCTCCCGCATTTCGTGCAGGCGCTGGCGTCCAGTGAACTGGTATCGAACTTCAATGGACTCGTGGATGTGCTGAACCAAGCGCCCCCGCAATGGCTCACCGCGGAGCAGAAAACCGCGTGGGCGGCCGACCAGCAGCAGAAAGTCATCGCGCTGGCTGGCAATATGGGCAAATGGCTGAATGCCCAGGCTGTGAATGCGGCCAAGCTCGCCAAGCCAGGCGAAGGTGGCGACAAGACGGGCACGCGCCGCACTTCCGGCAAGGACTCGCTTTCTGATCGGGAAGCGCAGTTCAACAAGCGGGAGCAGGAGACGCACTGGAACACGAACATCGCGCCCAAGCTCGACCAGCACGCGTCCACCAAGTTTTCCGAGCTGTTCCGGCCCTATGCCAAGCGGCTTAACCTCGACGCGCCGACCGCAAACGCACTCAAGCTGGAATTCTCGAAGCGTGTCGCGCAGACTGCGGTCAAAGACCCGGCGTTCATCGGCCAGATCAAGCGCTATCGCGGGATGCGCAACCCTGACCCAGCTACCGTGCTTAACTTTACCAAGGTCAACTTTGACAAGCACGCGCGAACGGTTATGGAATCGCTGGTCAACGAGCGCTACAAGCCGTTCCTGACCGGACGGCCACGCACAACCGAAACATCGTCTACTGCAGGCCGCGGAGCGCCGCCACCAGCAAAGGGAGTGCAGATTGTGACGCAGAAGCCAGCCAACATCGACTACAAGCGCACGACTGTAGACATGATCCACGCGAAGACGTACTGGACGACGGACGGCAAGCGGGTGCAGGTCCGCTCTTGACAAGTTGAGGAATCAGCGGTTTAATCGGTGTCAGTACTGATCGGTTTCTATACCTCAGTGGGATAGAGGGCCTCTACGGAGGAAGTCGCGGGATCGAGGCCCGCTAGAAACCGATCAGGAAAACACAAGATTCGTACCGGGATGGCCGGGTATAAATTAAGGCTTAACAGCCGCCACGAATCCACAGAATGAGACACATAGCAGGGCGAAAGCGCCTGACTTCATTTTGAGGGATTCTCCATGGCGACAGCCACAGAACTTGCAGTAGAAGCAATCGAACTCGAATCGTTTGTTGAGGAGATTCCTGACCTCCAAGCGCACTTCGACAAACTCCAGACGCGCCTTGAAAAGGGCGGCAAAAAGATACAGTGCAGTTTCTCCACCAACCGCGGCGGCGTCCAGCGCGCTCCGTTCTGGGCCGGTACCCGCGTCCAGGGTGGCGCACCTATCCAGCAATTCGGCCTTGGCGCATCGGCGCCCATCGGCGGTGACAGTTCGTCCAGCCCCTACGTTCCCGCGTGGACTCGCGGCTCCGGCTCGACCTTCGTCTCCATGTGCGCCAGCCCCTTGCGCTTCGTCAACGTGTGCGAGATTTCCAACCTCGCGCAGCAGGCGACGGACGGCAAAGAGCGCGGCCTGGTCAAGTTCTCCCGCGAGGAGATGGATAAGTCGCTCCTGGCATTCGACAACGGCGTCGAGGCGGTACTCAACCGCGACGGCTCTGGCACCATCGACATGATCCCGACCACGGCGACCATCAACAACAATACCGGCGCGACCGGCCCGCAGAAGTCCAGCATTGTCGGCCTGAACACGGCTGCCAGTTTCGTGGACCAGCAGGTTGTGCAGGTGCTGAGCGGTATCGGCGGCACGAATCGCGGATCGTTCACCATCAGCTTTGTCGATCCCGTCACGCAGACCGTGTTCTCCGCTGGTGCGCTTCCCGCAGGCACCGCACTGGGCGACATTCTGGTGATTCAGGGCGCAACCGGCGCGGCTGGCTCCAGCGTGTACGGCAAGGACTACTGGATTCAGAATGGCAACGTCGGTACCAAGGGCGGCGTGGACATTTCGCAGTATCCTGGCCGTTTCAGCTCGCCCACCATCAACTTTGGCGGGTCCGGCACCATCGTCAACTCGACCGCGCAGCGTGTGCAGTCCATTCGGATGCGCGCCATGGGCGACGACTACGACAAGAACGAGAAGTGCTTCTGGTACGCCAATCCCGTGCAGGGCGTGGCGCTCAGCGGCAACTACTACAACCCCGGATACACCCGCATCGATGAGGGCGGCGACAAGGTGATCGACACCGCCAAGAAGTTCATGCAGGATACCTGGGCTGGCGATGAGATCGTGTGGTCCTCGACTGCCGAGCCGTCGCGCATGGACCGGATTGTGGCATCCGCGTTCACCTTCGGCGAGTTGTTCCCGACCCGTCTGCACGAATGGACGCCGGGCAACCCGATTGCTGCCGTGCCCGTCAATGACGGTACTGGCTCCACGTATTACGACTCGCAGATGTTCGCGTATGAGCGCGGATTCAATCTGCTCTGCCCCGAGATGAAGCAGCAGTTCTTCCTCCAGGGCTTGCCGATCCCCGCAGACGCCTAACCTCTAACCGCGTGGCCGGCGCGTAATCCGGCCAACCGAGACATGAGACATGACCGACCAATTTCCACGCAAGCCGCTTCTTGACCGCATCATCGTGCGGGAGATTCCCATCGCTGAGTTTTACGAGCAGCCCCAGGGGATCGAGATTGACCTCGACAACTCGCACATCAAAGAGCGCAGTGACCGCGGCGTGGTTGTAGCCGTCGGCGATTGCGTCCCGATGGGCGCGGTGACACTTCCGATGCCCG